TTGCCAAGCACCACGCCCGTCTGTGCTGGGCACTTCAATGAAGGCCCATCCGCCATCCACTAATACCCGATGAATTTCCTTCATGATATGCAACGGATCACGCAGATGTTCCAGTAAGTGACTGGCATTGATCACGCCCATAGAATTATCTGGCAAAGGAATACCCTGATTTAGATCGGCAATGATATCAGCATCACAGAGATCAATAGTAACACAACCTGGTTTGGCATCAATGCCTCCGCCCAAATCCACCGCCATTAGTCCTTGTTTTTTTGCGTCCCTGAGCGCCAGCTGCCATGCATACTGATCAAACAGTTCACGTGTTTTGGTCTGAATTAATTCGTTGCGTTCAATCCAGGTATTCTCGCCGGTGATACGGTAAATGTACAAACATTTTGGTATGTGAGCAAATTCAGTAACCAAATAGGTTTTGATCATCAGCTCATGATCGTCACACACTGACAATCCAGGGTTGTGGCCGCCCACTTCTTCATAAACACTGCGCCGCCAGGCTCTCACATGATCAGGTGCATACCAAATAAAACTCAGACTCTGACTGCTGGGAGGAAAACTGTGCATGGTTACCAGATCTCGACCTTGCCAGTTAAAATAAGAATAGTCCCACCCATAATTTTTATTGTAGGGAACAAACTTGTCCTGCATGTGGTACATGGCGTCGTTGCTGTATGCAAATCCCACGCTCTGATCCTGAAACGCTAGATTTAGCTCACTCAAGCAATCTGGCGTCAACAGATCATCGTGATCCACTTCTACAAGTATTTCGCCAGTTCCTTGAGCGAATGCTTGCTTTTTCATAAAGCCCACGTTGGCATTAGGATAGTCAATTCCTTGGATAATTCTAACACGAGGATCTTTGTGAATTAGATCTGGGACTTGCTGTGGTGTTGCGCCGGAATTAAGATACAGGACCCATTCCCAATTTTGATAAATTTGATCCTGTAAACTCTGGTACAACTCATTTAAAAAACTATTACGAATATGTGTAGGGGTTATGATACTAAATTTATAATTGGTCATGTTACCGACTAAAGAATTGGATCCGGGTGTGGGACTCGAACCCACGTGGGCTTTCGCCGACGGTTTACAAAACCGTTCCAATCGCCACTATGGGAACCCGGCTCATTTTATTTAACTTCTTGTATATATCCAATAATAACTCTGGGACCAAACATTCCACGAACGATATTTCGAGCAGCATTTACATCACTGGCTTGAACCACGATTTTTTGCATAATCTGTCCGGGGATTGTGTAGCTAACCTCAAAATTTCTGTAATTGGGCATCTTAGTTCTCTTTATGTTACTAAATTTATTTAGCAATTGTCAAAATTTACGATAGAATTTGTGATTTCCCACCACTGCGATGGGCACTACACCGCTCCATCCAGGGGTCACATAGGTAGCATGAAAAAACAAAGCGTGCTTCATGTACTGCGAGTATTGATTTTGAGCCAATACCTGTGTGGCAATCTGCCAACATTCACGACATTCAGCAGTGGATATGTGATGGTAATTGGAACATGCCCAGCTAAACTGACAAACACCTTGAGATTTTTGATTGATCACATCACAGGGAGTGTCTCCAAATCCCTTTTTTGTCCGGTTTTGAATCACACGAGCTACAGCAATTTTCCCCATTCTGGGTTCATGACCACTTTCATACCATATGGCTGTGCTCATGCATCTTAGTTGTCGATAATCCACACTATTGATGGTCTTAAAATCTGCAACGTCGTATTTTTCTAATAAATCTTCCACAGTTTCTTTAGGTATCAATGAATTTGCGCTAACTGTATGTGTATAGGCCACAATAACCAGTGCCATAAACATCAATAACCAACTGTTAAGCCAAAATTTAAATATCATTAAACTTCCCCAGGGGATGTTAATACTAACAATAGTTGCCAAGTATTGTCAAAATCCAGTAGAACTCCTGGGCAACGATGCATATGGATCGCTGGGTGCAGGCCATGCGCCACCACCCACCAATCCCACACCGGTCTCAGGTACTGGGACTGCACGAGCAGATTCAGATCCAGTGTCGGAACCTACACCACCAAGTTCCAATGCCTGAACGTTTTTGCCTTCACGCATTGCAGCCACAATAGCCTGACCAGTTACTGAACTATCTGCACAGTCTTCGATTAGTTGTTGAGCTGAAAAATCATCAGTGTTTTTTCCGTAGTTGGGCAAATTAGTAACAAATGCTATCACTGTGTTCACACCACCACCCTGTACATAATAGGGAACATTGGCATTCAACCAATAGCTCATATTATGAGTTTCTGCTACTCGATTGTACAACTTTATTTTGTCGGACAATTTTAGTATAGTACATTGAATAGCCAGTTGCAAGGCTAAAGTTTCGGTATTGGTTTTTGCTGTGACCAGAGATACGTCCCAGTCGGTGGTTGTGCCAGACTGGATTTTTTCTCTGATGGTATTGAATTCAGAAACTATGGTGGCCATGTCACCCACTGCAACTGTTCCAGTATGAAATTTTTTCAAAACATTCACAGCTTCTGCCATGGTGAGATTATAATTGGTTTGACCCAGGCAATCCTCGGCTTTGAGGCGGCCATGAGCTCCACTGCCAGTACCCAATGTGGTCAACAGAGTATTCATCTGAGCTTCTGTTGTGGGTTTAGTGAGTGCGTTGAGATCTGACCCTGGGATGTTTTGCATCTGTTGCATACCGGAACCCAGTGTTCGAGCATCAGCACCAGCGTTAACTTTGACAAATTTTGCTAGATTTTTTGCCAAGCCCAGTATGGCGTCAGTTTCAGTAGTAGTGGTCTGTATCAGATTCAGTGCCGTGGCACCCACTGTGGTCGCAGGATCCAGTAACTGGGAAAATTTTGTAACGCCAGTGGCTGTGACTTTCAAAAACTGTTGGATACTAGCAATATCAGCAGAATCCGCTGATCTGTCAATCAAGTCACGAATGGCTTTGTCGGTGATCGTGTCCTTGAGCATGATTTTGTTGGTTTGAGCTTGCTTTATTTGGTCAGCAACAAAAGCTCCGTCAATCGTCTGAACTTTCTGAGTGGCTGGATCTGTAAAAGTTTTTCCCAAAACAATCACATGTAAATTGCCCACTTTTTCTGCGTTGTTTTTAATCAGCTCGTTGAGAACTTGGCAGGCACTGAAACTCGCATAGGGACTTTGAAGATTTATCAATGCGCTGGCTTTATTGAAACCAACGCCCACGGTGGCTAGATCTGTGCTGCTATTGCCAGCTATTTTGGTGAGTCCGCCGGTTGCACCAGCAGCTGGTCCACCAGTACCAAAGTCCCCCACGCTGGCACTTTTGAGCACTGACCCAGTTTGACTGGCGTATCCTTGTGCTTGGCCCAGCACATTGGCAAAAGTCTTGCAACCGTCGCTATTGAACCACCCAGAAGTTCTGGCATAAGCACGCCGAATCAGTTCACCATCACCCCAATAAGATATAAACTGTTGGGGAGTACTTCCCACCGCCATGGGAAAATCTTTACATAAACTGTAAAAGATTTTACGTGGCAGAATCTTAATGGTCACAGTTTCACTACTGGTTGGCGCAGTCACAAAAGTGATTTGACTAAAATTACCATTGAAACTGTAATGTACCCCGGGGGTTTTCACTGTACCATTGATATCTACTTGTATAAAATCGTTGGTTAACCAGGTCAAACCAGTCACAGTGTAAGATGTAGTGTAAGTCGGAGTAAAGACCTTGGTGACGTCATCACCTGGAATGGTGTTGGCGATGGTGACTTTTTCTGTAACAGGGGCCCCGGTGCGAGTTTCAAATGTTGCCCCTGTTACAGTGCCCGCTACTGTGGTCAGCCCAGCAACACCGTTGATGGCATTAGAGTAACTATTTGTGAGCTGAATACTGGTACCAGTAACGGCGGCCAGCACATAATAAGTAGTTCCAGATACTAATCCAGATCCTGTACCTCCCACCACTCCGGTGAGTTTTAAACTTTGACCTTGCAGGTAGGTACCAGATGCCACTGTGACTTCTCCAGCAACGCCGTTGATACTGCTTACACTAATACCAGTCAGTGGAGAACTGGTTAAATTGGAAACCATCAGGTAATAAGACTGTATGGCAGCATATTTAACATATTCTGATAACTGAGTGCTGATGTTGGGTGCAGCTATGCCAGTGTTTTGCAACAAACCGTGTAATGCTGTGACCTGAATACCGCTGAAATCTGTGGGCATATTAATTTCCTGGAATAATTACGTCTCCGCTGGCTTCAGCTTGACTATGGCCACAAGATTCAGCTGCACCATTAAAAGCGGCTGGTTTACCTTCGGCAATCACTGTGCTGGCACCAGCAACAATAGTGGGAGTCACATGGGGAGCAGCAGGAGGAAAAGGAGGCAAATGAGTTTGAACTATGCTGCCTTTTAATGCAGCAGATCTACCATTTACAATCACAGTGGAAGCAACTGCGCCAATCACTGGCGCACCCACTCCGTTCCTGTCTCCTTTTCTAACCCATCCTGGCATATATTTTTACCCCATGAGAATTTTATTGTTAGCAGTTCGAATGCCGCTAGTGGCTTCGTACCAAGCACTCACCATTTCTTCTCGACTCAGTGAGTGCATGACCACCGCAGATTTCATCAGATCCAGTTCCTGATCCAAACGGCTGCTCATTACAGCCTGAGCCAGTGCCATACCTTGTGGGCCGGGCATCAGACTCAGTGGCTTATAGATCACAAAAGCCGTATCAGTTTGTCTGATATATTTGGTTACAATTTCCTCCCCGCTGATCAGCTTGAAGGATACGATATCGTTTTCAGTATACATGTTGTTTATTTATCCGTTGATTTTTTGATTAATCTCATCCACAGACATTTGTCTGAGTTCAGTCCAACTGTTAACAAACTGTTGTTCTCCCAAGTAGATCTGGGGCACTGACCTATGACCCTGCTTGCGTATAAACAGCAGAGCTTCGGAGTTTTCGTGTAAATTAACGTCAGTAAAAGGTACGCCAACCTCAGTCAGATATTCTTTGGCTTGTCGACACTGGCTGCACACCAGTGTTGAGTAAATGGTAAGTGTTTTCATAAACTAAATCCTTTAAACGAGTTTTCATCTAAATCCTGCTTCACAGCACCTATCGTGTAGGAACTGATTTCGGTTTCCTGAGGAGCCACCTGTACTTCTCCGCCTGCGATCCACTTGTTGGTCCAGGGCAGAGGATTGCTGGTGGGAGTTTTCCAAGCACAGTCCAGTCCCACAGCAGTCATACGCTTGTCACAGATAAAATCCACATAGTCACAAAGCAGCGTCTCATTGAGACCAATCATGCTACCGTCCTGGAACAAGTAACGTGCCCAGAGCTTTTCTTGTTCTGCTGCTGACCGGAATAACTCCACACACTCAGCTTGAGTTTCGGTTCGAATAGTCTCAAAATCTGGGTCATCTTTGGGCAACAATTTAAGCAAGGTCTGAGTGCTGGCCAAATGAACATTTTCATCCCTGCAGATCAGTTTGATGATCTTGGCATTGCCCTCCATCTTTTTTACTTCAGCAAATGCCCAACTGCATGCAAAACTCACGTAAAATCTCAGTCCTTCCAGTACATTCACGCTCATGAGGCTGAGCCATAAAAGTCGCTTGAGGTCATACAGCGTTACCTTTATTCCTCGCCCATTGACTTTGTGAACTCCCTCTCCCAGCAGATTGTACCACTGAATCATATTCAAAAGCTCGTCGTAATTTTTAGTGATATCATTGGCACATTCCACAATCTCACTAACACTCATGATTTCATCAAAAATTTTACTGGGATCTGAATAGACATTACGAATGATGTGAGTATAACTGCGACTGTGAATGGTTTCACTAAATGCCCAAGTCTGTATCCAGGTCTCTATCTCAGGCAAACAAACAATAGGTAAATAAACCAAATTGGGACTGCGACCCTGTACACTATCCAGCAGAATCTGTCGTTTGAGATTACTGGTAAAAATGTGTTGCTCGTGAGCAGTAAGTTCTTTGAAGTCTTTACTGTCTTTGCCAAGATCAATTTCTTCAGGGCGCCAGAAAAAACCCAATTGCTTTTCAGTAAGTTTGTCAAACTGTTTGTATTTCAGAGTATCATAACGCTGCATGCCTACACCACCAGCGGGGTCTAAAAAGGCCCTGCTGGTTAGGTGGTCTTGATTTTGCTGATTAAAAACTGTCTGCATTGTATACCCTTTATTATATAACACACGATTCACATTCACTAGCAGGTTCGGTTATCTTTTCCACATTAATCTCACCCTGTCCATCATGGGTGTTGTTATAGTATAACTGTTTCCCACCATATCGATAGAACATCAAAATATGCTTGAGTAACTCGCTCATGGGAATCTTTTCATCAGGATAGAATGCTGGGTTATAACTGGTGTTTACACTAATTCCCTGATCCACCCACTTCTGCAATACCGCACAGATTTTTAGATAACCTTCGGGGCTGGCTTGATTCCAAAGCAATTCGTACTTGTTTTTGAGTTTGCGGAATTCTGGCACCACCTGCTTGAGTACACCATGCTTGCTTTGCTTCACGCTGATCAAACTGCGAACTGGTTCGATACCATTGGTGCTATTGCCCACCTGACTGCTGGTCTCGCTGGGCATAATGGCCATCAGAGTGGCATTGCGAATACCAACGGTTGCTGCTCGAGCTCTGAGTTCTGCCCAGGGCATGCGTTCCACATAGGGCACCAATTCGTCCACTTCACTCTTGCGAGTATCCACTGGCACAATGCCTTTGGCATAGCGCAGATTTTGCCAGCCCTCACAGGGCCCTTGTTCCTGTGCCAGCTCCACACTGGTTTTGATCAAATAGTAACTCATGGCTTCCATGTATTCATCCACTGCTGGCAAACAGGAAGAATTAGTATAAGTGTAACCGTGCTTGGCCAACCAATAGGCAAAGTTTACAATACCAACACCCAGGGGGCGATAAAGATCAGTACTGCGTTTGGCTGCTGGAACCGGATAATGCTGATAACTCAGTAGAGCATCTAAACCTCTCACAGCCAGTTCACAGGGTTTGGCAAAATCTTCAGGATTGTGTATCATACCCCAATTGATCGCACTCAAAGTGCATAAGGCGATTTCACCATTGGAATCATTAACGTCTATTAGAGGTTTGGTGGGAAGATCTATCTCTGCACAATTGTGAACAACTACCCCATTGGCATAAAAACAAGAGGTTTCCGGAACCGTCAAGTCGTATACGGGAATTTCTGGCACACAAATTTTTCTAATTTTTAACATAGTGATTTCGTCCAATCGTCAAATTAAATTCTCTAGTTTTTTGACTAAGTATTTGTTTCTGGGCTGCGCTTCTGTAATAGGGATCAAAGATATATCTAGTCCCATAAAGGCTATTGTGTAATTCTACTATCGCATGTAGGTCACCCATATGATTCTTAACCCAAACTTCGGAAACTTTTTTGAATTCAGTAAATTCTTTTTTGATATTACTTATAAACATTTTTCTTGATACATACAATTCATCGACTAAGGAATCAGTCAAACATTTCAATACTCTATTTTTTTGTTCATCAGTGATACCCTTGTAATTATTATTGTTTTTTCCATCCTGGGGTTTCAATTTGCCCTTGAAGGGACGTCCTTTAGAATGATGTACCCACTCTCCAGACACAACTTTTGGGTGAGTTACATCAACTGATCCTATAGATTTACGAGTCGTAGCGTCCACTACCGGCATTTTCCCACGTCGAGCATTAGAAATAGATTTTAGACCTATTTGGCGTAGATGAGACAATTGATTTAAAAATTCAACATCAACTTCAGTCAAAGTTCGTTGCCTCATATGATTACCTGTTGCCTTAGTGAAGAAAAATTGTAATGCAGTTCCGGCTGAATATTCATATCTAGTTCCTTTGCATATTTCATACAAATAATAATGACACAATAGATGCTCTTGAAATGTCAATAAAATCAAATTTTCTTCAGAATTAGGGTCACCGTCTAAATGGCCACTTGGACCTTTTCTAGAACGATTTTTAAACAAGAAATCTGGCACAATATGATGTCTCTCGTAATAGATTTTACTGTTTTTGACCCTGTCTTCCGCTTTGGCCTTGTCTATAATATCTTTGTACGCTGACTTAAATGACATTCAATACATCCTTCTAAATGTATTTATGCCAAGTAATCACATTTCAACAC